TTGATACGATTCCATTACACACCTCGCTGAATCTTTGACCATGCAATATTTAATCGGTCATAATTAAATTTAACGTCACGACTTTTCATTGTTAAAAATGCTTTTTCAATGGTTACGATAGCTTCATGGTAAGTCATCTTTTCATCTAAATTAACAATTTTATATATACGATCCATGACTCTTGAATCATGACCACCTATATGCCATGTCATTTGTTGGTCATGAACAGAAACTTTTGAATAGTCAACTTTCCAATCGTAGATCGTTGCAATCAACCCATCTTCAAATTCTATACACCATTGATATTTAACTTTATAGTCACCCTCTTCATCACTATAAATCATTGGTGATCCAAACTTTTCATGTAGTTCTTCAAGTTTAACAGAATCAAATGCACCTAAAAAATGTGATCCACACATCTTATTAATTACAACTTCTCTCTTTAAATTGTTCTGTAAAGGAACATAATTAAAAGAATTTAATTCAATAACATTGCTCATTTATACCTCCTTGATTAATTTAAATTTGCAATTTGGAAACTCTTCTTTCCATTCTTTAAGATAATATTTTGCATCTTCTTGATTGTCATAAGTGGATTCTTCCATCCATCCTTTTTGTCCCCATACATAGAGAACCCATTTCAGATTACTCATTCATATCTCCATTATAAAATTGTGAGCCATGTCCTTTGCAAACATGACAATTAAGTAGCTCAGTTTTATGAGGGACATATCCATGACCTCCACATTCTGAACATTGGATTTCAATATAAGGCTCTTTGTCCAATGGGATCACGAGCCTTGAATCATCGGTTTCAAAAATTACTTTCATGACCGACCCTCTTGTTTATCGAATTGCTTTTGAGCATAAAAAGTTCTGATGTCATTAATTCTATTATAATGTTTAAAAACAATTTCATGATCTTTTGTACCCGAATTGATTTTAGAGAGTTGATCGTCTAACCAATCTTCCATTTCTTTTAATTTTAAATTTTCAGCTTGTTCCGAAAACTCAAACAGACTTAATTTTTTTTCCATATTATTCTCCATTGTAAATTTTAGTCTTATCTTAATTATATATGAAACTACTTGGGACACAAGTAAAAAGATAAAAAAAGAGCCGAGAATATTTGGAAAGGAAATCTCGGCTCTTCAGACTATCTACAAATTGTAAATTAAGACAAAATTTTACATGGAGGTTTGCAGATAGTATTCTTATAACATATTATAGAATTATAGGTCAAGTTTTTCGCCTTTCGCCAACAATTCTTTTTCAGTAGCATCTATCTTTTTTTGCAATTCTTTATTCAAAGCATTCTTAGTTTCATACAAAGCAAGTAGTCTACTATAAAGACGAGAAGTATCTCTTTGATCATTAACAAATTTTACTAAATCGTCTGTAGGGGTAGTTTCTTTTACTTTTTCCATATTTTCACCTCCTTTCATTCTTCATCTGTTTTATTCTCATGATAATCAAAATCAACTTGATCATTTTGTAGAATCTCAATAAATTTCTTAATCGCCTCGTTTCTAGCTCTTTTATCCCACTTCTTAAAACCTCTTATACAAACTCCCGTTTCAAGAAAAACATCAAAGCCTTTAACTTTAGCCTTTTTCCATTCTTTAATTGTCATTGCCATTATCTAGCTCCTATAAGAATATAATTGTAAGTATCAAACCACATATCCTGTAATTCTTCGGTAATGGCTTCCTTGTCGGTTTTGGAATGAAGATCAAAATGCTCTTTCATTAGATCAACAAACTCTTCAACAGAATCACAATCGCCAATATTATCTTGAGCAATAGACCAAAACTCGTCTTCTCGCTCCATTAATTTACTTTTAAATTTTCCCATTATTTACTCCTCTTCGGATGATAATAAGTTTTGGCATGAGGGATTAAAACTTCACATAATAATTTAAGTTGCTTATAAGTAATGTCGTCATTAATTGAGAATCCAAACTCTTCAATAAAAAATTCTTGGAATCCTCTCTTGTCCCACTCCATATAATCATGCCATAACATCATGCATTTTTCTTGTTCATCTAATCTATTTTCATGATCTTCGGCAACTGCCCATACTCGCTGAAATTTCTCAAGCCATTTTATCTGTTTGTTGGAAATGCTTGTCCTACCATGTAGGGCATCGAACCTTAAATCATCTGCACTTGGTAGTGGAGAGATGCGATTGATCTCTCCCCAAGTTTCATAAATTTTAGTTAATACTTTGTATGTATTCATGATGTTGCTCCATTAAAAAATTTAAATGCTAAATCAAGTTCTAAAAAGTTTAAACAAACGTCCTTGGAATGATTTTTATTCATATAATTTCGGAATGCTACATCTGAGTGACCTTTTTTCTCATAGGCATAAAGTTCATTTTTCTCTGTATCCACACAAACAAATTTAGTTTTAAAATCTCTTTTAAGTTTTTTAAAATCAAGATACTCATAAAGTCTGTCATGACACCATTCTTCCAAAGGTTCATGGTCTATTGGACTTTGATCATTCAAGTAATTATAAACATCTCTTAGTTCTGTATAAGTAAATGGTTTGATCATAAGTTGTGCATCACAACCACCATTTCCATCGTTATAGACATGAATGGCTTTTTTACCATTGATAAAAACATCTGCATTATAGCAAGGTGTTTCTCTACTACCACTTTCAAAGTGTTTTATATTTTTAAGTTCTAATTTATTTATTTGCATTTTTGCCTCCTTTTAATATTAAAACTTTGTCTTATATATAATATAGTATAGGACAACATAGGATACAAGGGTTATTTTAAATTTAGTTCACTTATAATAGTATTTCAGAAAGATAAGCAAATTGAAAAAAAATTTTCAAATATAGTGTTATAAGTGTTACAAACGTTATATAAATGAATACAACCTATATACACCCTCAAATATTTATATAACACTTCTTATCGTATTTCTAACGTTTATAACACTACTCAATCGCACACGCATACATTTTGAATTTTTCATTTTACAAATCTTTCAGAATTGTCTTATAAATAAAGTATGCAAAAAACGATTATTAAAATTGAAAAGAATCATCAAAGACAATTGACGAATAGACAAAAGACATTTGCAGAGCTATATGTTGAGGGAATTTATTCCAACAAAGAATGTGCTTTAAGAAGTGGATATCAAGGAGCATCTGCAAAAGTTCATGCATCAAGATTGTTAAATCCACAGGAATATCCTCATGTTGTAGAATACATTGACGAGCTACGTCAAATGAGAGAAAGAAAATATGGAGTGACATTGATTGGTCAATTAAAAAGATTGCATGATCTTAGTCATGGTGCAGAAACAAGTGGACAATTTTCAGCATCAATAAATGCAGAAAAAATTAGAAGTGCATTGGGTGGATTGACCACAGATAGAAGAGAAAATATTCATTCATTAGATAGCATGACAAGAGATGAAATAGTTGCTAGACTTTCACAGTTACAAAAACAATATCCTCAAGTTTTTATAGAGGGTAATTTTAAGAAAGTTGAAGATGACGACAGAAAAAAATCTTTGGATAAGAGTTAAGAAAAATTTACCCGAAAATTCATTTGCCACTAGACTAGAAAGTCGAATAGCTAATGGTGTTCCCGATGTTCATATAATATGGGATAAGCTATCTTTTTGGATAGAATTTAAGATAACCAAGGCTAACAAAATTAAGTTATCTTCAAATCAAATTGCTTGGAATACCAAGTATTGCCTCAATGGTGGGTTATCTTTCATCTTGGTTCAAAGGCTCGGGGAGGGTAGCCTATTTTTATTTCGGGGCGATGATGCTCGGGATTTGGCTAGTAAAGGACTATCTATAGACCCTATAATCAAGACTTCGGGTTCGGGGTTCGGGGACATTTTCGGGATCATTCGGGTTTCGGGGTACAAGCACCTTGAAACATTAACTATAGCTCATAAGAAAAAGAATCAAGATACAATGTTGGGTTAAAAAGAGGACGTTAATCCTCTTCAAATATCCATCTTTCTGCAATCAATTCTTCTCTTGAAAGTTTACTTAAATCGTCCATAAGATGTTGAACAAAAATTTTTTCTAATAAATCTTTGTCACCTTGTTCGGGGTTATCATGAGGAAATAAATTTGTAAGTTTCCAATCATTGATAACCCGATCAAATAAATCATAAACAGTCATATCTGAAGCATTGTCTTTTAATGTCGATTCTATTTCTACTAATTCTTTTTTACTAGGTTTTGTCATTTTTTATCATCCTCTTTTATTAACTTATCGACTCTATCAAAATATATTGTTGTAGCCTCGTCTATTTCTTTTGCTTCATCTTGATCTACATCCCTAGCATTTAAAGACGCAGATTCAACAATATTAGCAATAATTTGTTCTGCTTCCTTAAATGTCATTTTTTTATATTTATAAGATATATATGTCATTTTTTACCCTTTCCTTAATGTGTTTTAAATATTATTGATTGATTTTTTTGATTCCAACATAAACCACACGTCCCACAATTTGCAGTTTTATCTTCTTGTACTGGACATAATATTGATTCACCTTTTACAGGTTTAACAACATCGTAAGAATTCGCTGAAAAACTATTTGTTAAATCATTACTAAATCTTATATGTGAATCTTCACTACGATTTAATTTAATAATCTCTTTTGCAATATCTCTAGATAATGCAATTTTAGAATTAATATTATTTGCAGTATATCCATAGATAGCAATATTTTTAAAAGTGTTTAACATAATAGACCAAAATTTAACGTATTTAACGTTAAAAAAATCTCCAAGTATATGTAAACGAATTAATAATAATTGATTACTAGAATTTAATAAATCTTCATAAATTCTTTTTTGTAATAAATTTTGATCACTTGCACTAAATCGATGAGCGAATGGCATATTATTGCCATAACAATCTTCCCAATGTATACAATCTTTTGGACAAGTTTCACGCTCAACTAATGTTAAAGTTTTAAATTTATAATTTGCATATTTACCTTTAACAATCTTTTTACCAAGTTTTATATTGGTACTATCTTTTAATACTTTAAATTTATAATCATCTAAAGTAAAAATAGATTTTTTATATATAGTAGTTGTTAACATAATAACCTCATGTTTTAATTTTGTCTTATGTAGTATTATATACTAATCGGGATTTAATGCAAATTTTTATTTCGGGTTCGGGGTTCGGGATTATTTCGGGTTCGGGGTTCGGAGTTCGGGTTATATAAGTATAAGCAATAATATAATACTGAAAAAAATTCCAACAAACATATGACCAGGCACCAGGACCTGGTATCGAGGCAAAATTGCAGCTCTTGACAATTCAATCAGCTTAAAAATTTTTTAACAATTCGTTTGATAATTCAGTATAATTTGATACAATATAAGACAAGACAAAATTAAACATGGAGTAAAAAATGCAAATTAATATCAGTACAATTGATAATAAAGGTAAAAATATTTACCTAACATGGAGGGAGTTTATAACAGATCTTCTTCAACCTCATAATTCTATAAAAGAATTAAAAAGGAAAGAATTAAAAGGGGAAGATATAAACCCATATCCATCATATCATATAAACTTTAAAACAATAAAAGGGGAAGATTGCAATTGCGAATTAACCTTAAATTATGAGGGTTGTGATTATAAATTTGATGCATGGGTTGACGGGGAAGAACAAAAACAATTTCCTTATGATGCAGTAAATCATTTTAACTTAGAACTATACATAAAAAGTTTATACATGGGTGAAATAGAAGACTTTTATGATTCGACAGATTTTTGTAAAAAATTAGATGATAAAGAAAAAGTGTGGATTCATGTATCATCTAATGTAAAAAGTTTATATGTAGTTAACGTTAAAGAGATCTCATATAAAGAATCTAAATGGGAAGTTACATTAACACCTTATAAGGGGGAAGATAATAATGAGTAGATTTAGCATAGATTATTGTCCTCAATGTTTTGAAGATAAAGAGGCTTTTCAAGTAAAAGATGCAATGGGTATACCTATCGGGTATACCTGTGAAGATTGTCACGACAAGCTTGTTTCAAAATATAAACCCGAAATATTTAAAGGCAATTATGAATCAATGGCCTTAGATCATGGAGAGCGAATTGATGACTAAAAAAGAAATTATAAAAGAACTTAGGAAAGTTCGGAAAGAATTAAAAATTGTTTATGAAACTAATTTGATACCCGAACGAGATCGGGCAATAAATTATACCTACGATAAAATAAACAAAATAATTGAAAGTGAAAAATAGGAATTGATTACTCCAAGAGAAGCCTCCCATTCGGGAGGCTTTTTTTTGCTCGGGATTCGGGATTCGGGTTTTTATTATTTCGGGATTCGGGAGTTCGGGGTGTTATATAACAAGGAAACATATAATATAATACACTGCTTGTTGGTCAACAAAACACTGCAGCTCTCAGCTTAAAAAAATTTTAACTAGGACGATGAGCAGCTCTTAACTTTTTTTGTAATTAGCTATTTTTTTCTTAACTTTTATTGTCTTATGTGGTATCAATATATTATATTGATATCAATTAAGTTATCAATTTTACATGGAGTAAAACAAAAATGTTAAAGACTAAAACTAAAAAAAGTGTTCAAGGTTTAACACTTTCTCAAGTGGTTAAAATTGTTGAAAGTATAGATTTAAAACAATTACCAATGAACGAAAAAAACCACGAATTACTAAAAAAGCTTTTTAATAAAAGTAATTCATTAAAAGCAAATCATAAGAAAATTTGTATTGCTAAAAACTTTGCTTATGAAAAATCTACGGGCGAAATAAGAAAAGTAGACGCATACGAGTTTGAAATCAAACTTTTAAAATGGAGGAAAAAATAATGAAAGCAGTATTAATAAATCCTAAATTAAGAAAAATAAAAGAGATTGAATATAGTGGTAATTATCAAGATATTCAAAAATTAACTGAGTGTTCAACCTTTACTGCAGTTTATCCATTTAATAATCAAGATACCCTTTATCTTGACGATGAAGGATTATTAAAAGAAAGTAATTACTGTTTTACTTTCAAGTATGATAATGGATTTATTCAACCTTTAATGGGTAATGCTTTAGTTATAGGAGCGAATAAGGAGGGTGAAAGCATTTCTTATAAAACTCCTATTACTGAAATTAAAAACAGAATTGTTTTTAAAGGTCATCAAGAAATAATAATGGCAAGTGATGGAATTAAATTAAACCCATTACCTACAATTATTAATGACGAAGACTTAGCATTTTATAAGGTTTAATCATGATTAAATTTATAAAAAATTATGGTGTATATATCGCAGAATTTATTTCTGCGATATTACTATTTGTTATTGTTTATTATGCAGTTCATTTTATCTGCTTATTAAATGATAGATGTTATAACTATTATTATGGAGGAATATAATGGAGTGTAATAATATAATTCAAATATGGATAAGTGATAGAATTAATTCTGCGACTTTAGAATTTGAACAAGGTCACTATGTCGATCGTAAATGTGGTGCAACTAATTATGAAGGCAATATTGCTTTATGTGATAAATGCCAAGTTAATCATAAACCATCAATTGAATGGGAAAAAGATAATCCATCGTGGGAGGAATAAAATGGATGATATTAATAAAATGATTTTAAAAGATCCTATGTTTATACAAGCATTAAAAGATTTTCAAACTATGGGATTTATTGAAATAAAAGAAAATGGTATTGAAATTATAGATCGTAAAGGTTTAGAAAATTATCTTAATAATTTTGGTAAATTTGAAAGCGATACAAAACATTAAAATAAAAATCATATTAATTAAGGCGGGATTTTTTCCCGCCTTTTTTTTGGGGTAACTTTGCCTTTTTATTTATATACAAATAAAAATATATTTGCCCCGTACCCCCGAAACGGGGGCGGGGTGTTATAGACACACGCATAAAATGCTAGTCTGATAAATTCATTTGAGGATATTTTCATTGGGTTGCCCCCACCACCTTTTTTTGCTACATTTACTTAGTTGGAGTCCCAGAGGCAAGAATTTATGTACGATATAAATCATTCGGGTTATCACATCTTAGGCGAAGTCATGGAGATGGCATCTAGATTCCCGTTTTATAGTAATCAGAAGATAGCAGAGCTACGCAGAAAATTTTTACCACCTATCCTATATGGCAAAATAAGATTGTATCGCAACCAACAAACACTTGTAGGCTTTGCTACATGGACATTTTTAACTCGTGACGAAGCGACAAAAAGAACCTTTGGCCATGATGCGTTTGCCAGAAATGGAGGAGAAGAGGTTTGGGTTGTTGACATGTGCTCCCAAAATAATGTATTTTATATAGCAAGAGACATGAGGACATTCTTGACAGATCATATTATGAAATACACAGGTCATAAACGAGCTTACTGGAATAGACCTCACAAGATTAGCAATGCGGGAAGGATAGACAATGGGCGATAGTGGTGCAGAAGATACAAGTGATTCTTTAACTGAATCAGATTTAGATCAAATTGCTTCTGACGCAGAGGCTATACAAGAAGGTGGTAAGAGCAACATCGTTGGTTCAAGTAGTTACGATGCACAGTTTACTGCCGATAATCTTGAGTCAAGAGGTCTAGACCCAGAAAATTTTATGGCACCAGAAAATTTTGCACAAACCACACAAGGTGGTTTTACTGGAGGAACTGGTCCGCAAGAAACAACAATAAATGTACCAAGCGTAGGAGCAGCGTCCTCGACCCTAGCACCAGGGATATTAGGAGAAACATTATCAGACTTTCAATCTGGTGTAAGAGCAGATACTGGACGAAGGCCAATGGGATTCGACACTCCTGCTAATGAAATGTTAGAGGCAGCAATCGGAACAACTGTTGGTATTCCAAATGTTTCACGTGAAACAATTGTGGATAGAGGTGCGTTTTTATCACCTAATGAACTTTTTCCATCCGTATCAGTTCTTGCAGGAGCACGGGAGGTTGAGAAAGACCAGTCAAATATAAGACGTGGATTACAAAATATTAGAGATCAATTAAATTTTGGAATGGGCGATCCTGGTAATCCGACAAGAAATCCTATAAACTTTGGTGTAACGCAACAAGTTTTACCAACTACTACACCCACTGCCAGACCAGAAAATTTAAGACAAAGATTTGATAATGCAGCTATTCAAGAAGCATTAGAGGCAGGCACTTTAGCTGAAAATCTAGATAAACCAAATATCACTGATGCCGATACTACTGCAGCCTCTGAAATTTTAGCAGGACTTTTTGATAGAGATCCAGATGCAATAGCTGCTAGGTCTATGCCTGGTACTGCTGTTGATTTAACACAAGGAACTGGAACCACGGCCACTGGAACAACTCGTGGTGAAGATCCGTTTGATCCAAATGTGGGTAGAGCATTTCCTGTCGAAACTTTAGAAAGAGCAGAGAGATTAGCAAATGAAAAAACTGCATTAGAAAGATTAGGTTTACCAAGCTTTTTAAGTGCAGTTGATCCCGAAAGAGTTTCAAGAGATTTAATGGCTACATCTTTGATAGCGGGAAGACCGATAAGTGCAGTTGAAGGAATTCGTGGAGTTCAAGCACCAAATATTGGTATGGGACCGACTAAAGCTACAGACAAAGAAACTATTGAAGAGTTTAATAAAAGAACAGGAGCTAGGATTCCAGAAAGTCAGATTATTACAGATGACAGTGGTTTAGTTGTTGGCATTAAGGACGCACAAGGTAATTTAGTTACAGGAATGGATCCAAATGCCCGAGAAGAACAAGGTGACGGAGGTAATCAACCTCAAAGAAAGGTTGCACCAAAATCACCAACCGATCCGTGTCCCGATGGCTATCAACTCATTGACGGAAAATGCACACCGACAGGTGCAACGGATACAGGCACTGGATTTATGATGTTTCCAGCAGACAGAGATCCTGCATTTAGACGAGGTCCGTTTACTCCGACTACTGTGGCGACAAATCCTAATATACGAGCCTTGAATCCTGTAACATTTGGACTATCAAATATATTTAGAAGATAATGAACTTTGAAACATTACCAGATGAGGTACTGAAAGAGTTCTTGATGCTCAAAGAAGCTGAAGCGAGGCTCATTATTCGTGATGAAGCACAGGATAAGTTCATGCCTTTTGTCCATCATGTCTATGAAAATTTTATAGAGGGCAGACATCATCTGGCGATTGCAGAAAAACTGGAGAAAGTTGCAAGTGGCGAGATTACAAGACTTATTGTGAATATGCCGCCCAGACATTCAAAGTCGGAACTTGCATCTTATTTGATGCCTGCATGGTTTTTGGGACGTAATCCTAAGTTAAAGATAATACAGGCCACGCATAACACGGAACTTGCAGTAAGATTTGGACGTAAGGTAAGAGATTTAATTGACTCTGAGGAGTATGGTCACATTTTTCCAAAGACAGATTTGAAAGCAGACAGTAAAGCAGCGGGTCGTTGGGAGACAAGTGCGGGTGGAGAGTATTTTGCTGCGGGTGTAGGTGCAGCGGTCACGGGTCGTGGTGCGGATTTATTTATTATTGATGATCCACACTCGGAACAGGACGCAATGTCAGAGGGCAGATTGGAAGAAGCGTATGAATGGTACACTTCTGGTCCGAGACAAAGACTTCAACCAGGCGGTAAGATCATTGTTGTGATGACAAGATGGGGTTTAAGGGATTTGACGGGCAGACTTATCAAGGCTCAAGGCAGTGATGTGCTTGCAGATCAGTGGGAAGTGGTGGAATTTCCCGCCATTTTGCCATCTGAAAAACCATTATGGCCAGAATTTTGGAAAAAAGACGATTTATTGAAGGTCAAAGCATCATTACCCGTACAAAAATGGGGTGCACAGTGGCAACAACAGCCAACAGCCGAAGAAGGTGCGATTGTAAAGAAGGATTGGTGGCAAATTTGGAAGAAAGATGAGATTCCTCAAGTCGATTACATCATTCAGAGCTACGATACTGCGTTTTCAAAAAAAGAAAGTGCCGATTATAGTGCAATTACGACATGGGGCGTGTTTAAAAATGAGGAAACAGGTGCCGATAACATCATATTGATGGATGCAAGGCGTGGAAGGTGGAATTTTCCAGAATTAAAGCAAGAGGCACTACAGGAAAACGAATATTGGCAACCCGATATGATGGTTATTGAAGCAAAAGCGACTGGAACGCCACTTACGGATGAATTAAGAAGGGCGGGTATACCCATTATGAACTATACGCCATCAAAAGGCCGTGATAAGGTGACAAGAATGCATATTGTAGCACCACTGTTTGAAGCAGGCATGGTTTGGGCACCCGAAAAGCATTTTGCAGAGGAAGTTATAGACGAATGTATGGCGTTTCCAAATGGCGAACATGATGATTATGTTGACAGTATGACCATGGCTTTGATAAGATTCAGACAGGGCGGGTTTATATCACTACATGGTGAAGATGACGAAACCGACTATTATAGACCAAAAAGGGAGTATTATTAATGAGTAACAAAAAAGAAGAAACACTACCTTTAAAAGGACCGATTGGACGTAAGGTTAGAGAAAATCTTGATAGAATACAAGAATCTAGAGAAAGAAGGAAAAGATCTAGAAAAAACAAAAAAACAGTTCCTGCTTTTATGAAAAAGGGTGGTGAAGTTACATCAGAGTATCGTGGTGGTGGAGCCGTGAACCTTGGTAATTATAAAGGACAATTTTAATGACATTTAATCCAAGCGACCCAGCTAACAGGGCAAAATTCTTGAGGGATAATCCAGAAATGACAGATAAGGATTATGATAGAATATTTGGTATTAAGAAAGAGCAACCATCTTTTAAAAACACAGATGCTAACAGAAAAAAATTTCTTAAAGACAATCCTAATAAAACAAATAAAGATTTTGATAATTTGTTTAAAGCAAAAGGTGGTGAAGTTACCTCTGAGTTTAGAATGGGTGGTAAAGTAGACATCAGTAATTTTAAAGGACAGTTTTAATGAATGTTTCACGTGAAACATCTAAGAAAAAGAAGCCGAAAGGCAAACTGGTCAAGAACCGATTTTCAAAGATTCTGGCACCAGGCAAAAAAAGAGTAACAAGGATAGTATAATGGCAACTCCTCCTAGACCCATCGGACCTTTGGTAGATTCTGGAATAGAAGCACCAGAGGGAATGAATGTAGAAGTACCACAACCAGAAACATTTGAGGGTGGTGCAGAAATAATGCAAAACCCAGATGGCGGAGCAACGATTCAAGCTTTAATGGGCGAAGAAGGTATTATGGTTCAAGCTGAACAGTACGATCATAATGCAAACTTGGCAGAAGTTTTAGATGAAAAATTGTTAAACGAATTATCTTCTGAGCTACGTGGTCAGTATGAAGAAGATCTTGAGTCAAGGGATGAGTGGAAGGAAGGCTATGTAAAGGGTCTTGACCTCCTAGGCATTAAATACGAGGAAAGAACCGAGCCGTTTGACGGGGCAAGTGGGGTGACTCATCCCTTGATTGC